CAGCTGCTTCTGCAATCTGGGAGGCATACCCGGATGGTTTAAGACCAGTATCTGTTCCAGAAGAAGGACCAGAAGTACGAGCCTTAGGAGCTCCATTACCAGACTGTTTATAGGGAATGGCCATTTCATAACCGGGAGCTAAATTAGAATAAATCTGAACGTTACCAGTTGGTACGAGGGATCCTACTGCATTTGCAATCGGTTGAAGGCACATAAGACCTAAATTATACTGTCCAGTAACACCTAAATCGGCAAGACCGTCAATTCTACCTGCTCTATATGGATGAATCCATGGTAGAGTCAGGGAAAAGTTGGTGGCTTCCGAGGTATCAATCTCAACGTGCGGATATTGTGGATAGGCATAAGGAAGAAAGCCTGGATCAACAAATGGTGCGTTGGTTTGAATATATGTAGGATACGCAAAGAGAATATACCTTCCATATGTACCTGGTGGAGCAGTCACAACGCCATGAATCTCAAGATCGCATCTAAGGAGGAAAAAGTCTTTCAACTTCGCCGCCGTATTTGCTAAACTAAGAAACAGAGCGTGTGGATCTACCTGAAATATTGTAACAAGTTGAGAATTAGTTGATTGTAGCACTGCGCTCTGAATTAGAGCACGCCGACAAAGATAATCCTTAATTTGTGTATCAGGAAATGCTGGATACGGAATCCCTCCAGCTGAGGCACCACTAATTTCATGCATTGTGGTCGAATGCTGTGCACCGAGCCCAGTTGGGAGTAACTGAGGTTCGGTCTCAAGTGTATTTTCTGCCTGACTAGTAGTCGGACTTGACAAACTTTGAATCTCTGACATTTCGGTTGAAATGAGTGCACTTTGTAAGAGTGGTTCCGTGCGGTTATCCACTCTAGTTGCTTCCCAAGCAGAAAAACTACCATTAGCCATCTTTGTACGAAATTCATCGTAAGACGGAAACGAAAGATAACTACTATGGGTAAGGTTGTATTTATTCGCAACTTCAATAAATTTATTACGCATCTGTGTGAAAAACTCTTCACCATGATATACGCATTCCCGCAATACATCTGAAAGAAGCACGGCATTGTGATCAATTTCAGAGAGCTGGGAAGCTACGCAGATAGTTAAAGTTTTAACCATAGACTTTTTGCTAAGTTTAGCAACGTACATCTTAAGTTGTTCATCATAGACAAATGTCCTTTTCAGGAACACTATCTCTGATATATCTTTATACGTAATATTACCTGATTTCGCGCCATCAGTGTAAGTTTTTCCTAGCTCCTTTCCGAGCTCAGGAATCTTCGTGGGATCGAAGAACGAACACCATTTAGCTTTCGCAGTAGCAGCATCGTCACCAAAAGTGGCATGTCTGATATTTGCACGAAAATCAAGGTGTGGTTGTAAAGCTAGAAACTCGGGACCATCCCAAGAAAGTACTTTACTCCATGCGCGAACCGCTTTGAGCAAAAACTCAGGCAATC